ATGTTAACCATTATTCGTCCTCCTCAATTTCACCAGTGCCATTGCACCAGTCACACTCCTCGATGCGGGTTTCTATGGACCCTACATCTCGGCTATTACTTTGCGGCATGGCGTAATCAACTTCCATTTCGCCAGTGCCACCACAATCTATGCACTCATTCATGTCACTTCCCTCCTTATTCATCGAAAATGTCACACAGAACTTCCGCACGGACATCGCGATCTCCGATCCGCGCCCAATCTGTTCTATTGCGGGGCTTGCGGCATATGTACTTCTTCCCCCGTGCGCGCGCCCGCATCTTTCGTATAGCCTTGGCTTCAATTTGACGGACGCGCTCTCTACTTACGCCGATCTCTTTTCCGGTCGCATCCAGTGTTTCGCCAGAGTGATAAATCATGCCAATCACTTTGATTTCCCTTGGCGTTAATCCATCCATTAATGACCCGACTATTTCGTCGCGCTCAAAGTCCGCGATTGAGCCATATTGGGAAATCTTCGTTACGGTGTCCAAGCTCACACTCATTTCTGCTGTCGCCCGCTTTAGTTTGATTTCTTTCATATGTTCAGGCCACAAGTATTCTGGATCACAGCTCAACATGCCTGCTACATCAAGGGCAATGTCTCGCCACTGCCCATTCTTATTGATGGGCCTATCTCGCATTGTGACAAGCGCACTAACTTGGGTGGCTTGCAGGTTGCCCTTCCGTGCCATGTCTGCGGATGACTCGTATTTGGCGCGGATTTCCTTCAGCAGCCTGCCGTTTCTCACAGTAATCTTTAGGTTGAAGTCGTCATTGTTGCTTTCCATAATTATGCTCCCTGCGGCTCTCTGTATTGACCATTGGTATCGGTGAACCAAATGAAGCCATCATTTAGAACAGCGTGGCCCGATCCAATTAACGCATCCATAGCCTGCTTATAAACTGACCGTGGGTTGGACGATGACGGCACTTTGCCAGCAAAGTGATCTTTCACCGTTTCCTCTGAAATCATCCAGTATGTGCGAGGCTCAGGAAATCCTGCGCCAGAAGGGTTTGGTTTGCCGATACCCTCGCCACGCAATTGGGTGAACACCTGTCTAATCAGGACTTGGTTCTTGCCCTTGATGCGTGGGCGGTTGGCTTCCTCAATCTCGCTCTCGGATGCTTGCTTTACAGTACATGTAGTGACGACATCGCCGTCCTCATCTTTACCCAGATCGACCACGTTCAACTTGAATGAAAACAATGCACCTGTTTCCATGTCGCGCTGCTTGGTTGCTTTTGCCGTGCGCATACCAGTGTTTTCATCATAGTCTAATTCAATCTCGGTATCTGTTGCTGCGCGAAGTGAGCTGTGACCACGCGCACCAGCGGCCTTATCTTTGCCTGAGTGGTGAACAATGGAGACGTGTGCGCCTGTCATGTTCCGCATCTTATCGCAGTTGCCAATGAAGCGCGTCATATCCTCTGGCGAGTTTTCATTGCCGCCGGCCATAGAGCGGCTGAGTGTATCAACAACAATTAGCTTAACCTTGCCGTGGCGGCGTGACACCTCGCGGCAAAGTTTCTCCAGCACTGCCATATCAATCTCGCCATCTAGCAAGTTGACAGGTGCAGGCCGCACAGCGAGCTTCACGTCTTTGTGGTCTGGGTACTGCTTGCCCAGCGCAACCACACGGTTGTGGAACGCCATGCCGCCTTCAGTGGCGAGGTATAAGACTGAGCCGCCAATGACCTTGTGGCCATTCCATGCCTCGCTGCATGATACATGCCACGACATGTCTAGGGCGAAGAATGACTTGCCTACGTTGGACGGGCCATAGATCACTGACATTTGCCCCTCGCCCAACCAGCCTTTGACAAGGTAGTTGCGGCTAAGTTGAGGGATGGCGTCGTTCGGCATAAACACCTGATCCATGACGCTCTCAACAGTGAGGGCTTTCTTGGTCGCCTCTGGGCCTTGCGCAATCCATAGGTCTGAGAAATCCCAGCCCTCTTGCTCCGGCAAAAGATGGTCTACACCAAATTCCTCAAATGCGCGTTCGCACTCCTTAATCCCGGCGGCGTCATTGTCGCCAGCAATAACCAGCTCTGCGCTAGGTTTGGCCTTCTGGAGTGCCTCGACTACCGGAACTATGTTGCCCGCGTTCAGTGCAAACACACAGGGCTTCCCAGTGGCCTCGTGGACCGTGGCCGCAGTGGCCCAGCCTTCGGCTATGTAGGAAAAGTCAGTGATGGGGCCACCAATGACGCTAAAGTTACCAATCACGGGTAGTTGATATGAGAATTTCTTGCGGCCATCTGCGTCGATAGACTGCGAGCCGACCTTGCGGCCCGTTGCGTCGATCACGGGGATGATTAGGCGGTCGCCCTCAATCTTTGCATTGTGCAGGTTGATGCGTTTCTTTTCGAGGTACGGGTGGTTGCTCATGGGGTCGCGCTCCGGCCAATCAATGTCAGTCTTCTTTTCTGCGGGCTGCGATACATGGCCTTCCTCTGGCCATAATGACAGGTCGCGAAGTCTATCTTTGATTGATTTGTAGTCATTGCATTTGCGGCAATTAACCATGACTTCGCCTTGAAACTCTTTGATCCAGAACCTGTCAGTGCCGGAGCATGATGGGCAAGGCCCATGAAACTCGCCTTGCGCTGTTTTCTTCAGGTCTAGATTGTTAATTATGCTGTGTCCAAATTCACCCCAGCTTGCTGTCGGGTATCTGGTTTCGATTGTGTTGGTCATTGTCTTCCCCTTCCTGACTGCCTCGTTTTCGGTTAAGGGGGTGCCGACTTGTCGAAGTCATTACCCCTTAGTGGATATGCCCCGACACATAGCGCCGGGACATAAGGTTTTTAAAATGGAATTTCGTCGTCCAAGTCGTTGATTGATGGTGTAGCGGTTGTAGCGGATGTAGCAGGCAGTCCGAACGGATCATCGCGTTGAGCCGCTGGGCTGGCGGTAAAGCCGCCAGAGACGGCGGTGAATGGATCATCCGAACCCTGCATTTCCGCAAGCTCAAGAACCTGCACAGCACGTAGGCGAAGTGAAACGCCGTTGATGCTACCCGTGTTGTACGGGACCACGACCACGGCAACATTGCATTTGCTGCCAGTTGTGAGCATGAAGTCGTCAGGCAACTTGTTGCGTGCTGCATCCACCTGCTTTGGTGGCTGTGTCTTGTCGCCACCGTATGCACCTTTTAGTTTGCACTTGCCGATGACTTCGCCCTCGTCGTTGCGCTTGTATGGAAGCATAGATGGCTTTTCAGGCCACTTGCGCTTCGCATCCAATGCAGAGGCGTTTTTGTATGCTTCCAAGCACAAGTTGTGTAGCTCTTTGGCTGTCTCGTCTGACATGACGAATGACATTTCGTATGCAGCACCATCATCAAATGGATCACATTTGACTGATTTGTTCTCTCCATTATCGAAGCGATAGGTACTGTTTAGGCGGGGATAGCGGGCCGTAACCCCTGTTAGCATATGTTGCATGTGCAACTCCTTATAGTCTGCGTAGCACCCCTACGCTGGGATAAGTTAAAGGGCGGTTTCGCTATCCATCCATGCAGGAAGGTGAACCGTGCCGAGGTCGGGCCATTGTGTGCCGTAATGATCCTCGTCTTGCGCCTTTTTAATTAGGTGTAGCGTGTCCATCATGCGGTTGTGCGCGTGGCGCAAGTACATTTCGGACAGCTCATAACACGCTGTGACGTGCGGCTTGTCTTTTTCTATGCCGATAAAGATGAAGTTATCAACACGAACGTTGCAGAGCTTCAAAATATACATGTAAAACGCACTCTGCAAATCGTAGCCGAAGTTGCGAATAGTACGGTCAAAGCCATTTGGCGAAACGTCTTGGGTTGTTTTGATGTCTAGCACAATGCCAGAGTCCAAGATCAAGCCGTCTGGGCGTGTCTTTAGCTCCAAGCCCGTGTCGGGGCAGGTGGCGAAGAATGAAGCCTCTGCAATCATTGCAGGGTTCATCAGTAAGTGATTGGCCATGCGATTGTCGAGGCAGGCATTGGACATGTCCTTGGCCAAATCGTAGTCGGATTCGGTCAGGAATATCTTGCCCTGCTCGTCAGCTTCAGCCTTGCCTTCAGACCACGCTTTGCCGCGCCGTGTTTCTGGCCCGCGAACAAGCAATTGCTTTTCTGGCTCAAGCAGCTCTGCGTGTACTGCGCTACCCAAGGCAAAGGCCGGGCTTTCCTTGCGAACCTGGCCCTTCCAGTGTGCCAGCGACTTGGTTGCGACTGTTTTGATTGATGACGAACCAAGCGCGTGGTGCGCGTGATATTGTTCGTTGGACATTTCGTCAGATGTGATCATTTCTCTGCCTCCTATAAGCTTTACCTATACTGCGCATATGTTGAATGATTGCGCAATGGTTAATTTGGACGGACAGGACAAACTTAGGACATGTCCGCCCATGTCCGGTGTTATGCGTAGTCGATAAAGCGGTTTTGATCCTTGGCCCACATAACAAATGAGGGGCGGCGCATACCAACGCGGCCATACACTTCGGCGCGAGAGATCAGGCCAGCATTGAACGCCCGCATGGCGCTGTTGCCTACTGTTTTGTGCGGCAAGCCTAAAACTTCGCTAATTTCAGCAGTCGTGCAAAAGGTTGTTTCGTCGATAAACTCAAGAACCTTTTCGTCAATTTCTTCGCGCGACAGTTCTTTCGGACGGGAATCCTCCTCGAACGGGTCCCATTCATCCTCGTCTTGATTGTTAGGCACTTTATTTTTGTCTTTCACATTTAATTCATCGGCATTTAATCGTGAAACCTTTACCGCCATGTATGCCGTGCCATTGTGCGACTTGTCCGCATAGTTGGGGACAAGCACAGCCTCAACCCTGTCCGATGGCTGCAAGTCCATGCCAGCAGCAACGTGTGCAGGAATAAACACCTGCTCATTTACTGGCTCGATTGCATGGCCAAAGCTAAAGCCTCGTGCGTGGCTGTTTGTGATGATGATTGTAGCTTCCATTGTATTTCCTTATTTATATCTTAAGATTTGATGTACGAGCGGCAAACCATAGCCGCTCAAGTGGTGACAGTTCGTCTTGATCCATGGCCCAGCCTTTGCCGTGGCCTAGATCAAGTTCTTTGGCCTTTTCCATGAATGTTGCCTTTGATGCGTAGCCAGCAACATTAAACTGGTCTGGTCGTAGCTGGCAGACTAGAACCGCACAGTCCGCTTTGAATGACTCCTTTTTCTTAAACAGTAATCGCCCGCCCTTGTGGAACGTGGCTTTCACATCAACTGATATTTCATCAAGCCAAAGGTCGTGGCCGTCATCCAC